CCGTTTCGCGAGAGATATTCCGGGCGGGGACGCTAGATGGCGCTGGCCGCCGCGCCCCGCCGCCGGACCCCTGCCCCCGCCCCCGCTCGCAAGGCGCCGGCGAAGCGGGTCCCGGCACCGTTCACCCTGCCGCACTTCCGCGCCTGGGCGTCGGACCTGATCCTCGACACGGGTGAGTCGTGGAAGCTCGAGCCATTCCAGGAGTGGTTCATCGAGGATCTGTTCGCGGGATTCCCCGAGGCCTGGCTGATCGTCCCCGAGGGCAATACGAAGACGACGACGCTGGCCGGCGTCGCGTTGTACCACGCCGAGCATCGGGCATTCGCCGCGGTGCCGGTCGCCGCCGCCTCCCGCGAGCAGGCCGAGATCCTGTATCGCCAGGCCGAGGGCTTCGTGCTCCGCTCGGAGCGCCTGTATTCGTCCGTCCACTCCGCGATCCAGGCGGCGAAGGGCAAGCGCAAGACGCAGGTCCCGAGGTTCACCTGCCTCGAGGGCTACCGGCGGATCAACCACCATGCCGGCGGGCGCATCCAGGTGTTCGCCGCCGATGACCGGACGGGCGACGGGATCATCCCGACGCTCGGGATCATCGACGAGCCGCACCGCCTCCGCGACCTGTCGTTGTACCGGACGTGGATGGGCAAGATCGCCAAGCGCGGCGGCCAGCTCGCGACGATCTCGACATCGGGTGAGCCGGACTCCGACTTCGAGCAGACCCGGGCCCGCATCCGGGAGGGAGCGGTCGAGGTCCGTCGGGTCGGGTCGTTCGCCAGGTACTCGACGGACCGGATCGTGCTCCACGAGTGGGCCGTTCCCGACGACGCGGACGTCGAGGACATGGCCGAGGTCAAGGCCGCCAACCCGTTCTCCGGGATCACCGTCGAGATGCTCGGCCAGAAGTTCACTTCGCCGACGATGACCCGGCACCACTGGCTCCGGTTCGTCTGCAACCGGCCGACTCGCGACGACAACGTGTGGCTGGGTCCCGACGGCGAGATGCTGTGGCACGGCACCGAGGACCCGTACGCCTTCGCCCCCGAGGCCCGGACGTGGATCGGTCTCGACCTGGCGATCAAGCGCGACACGTCGGCGGCGGTCGTCATGCAGCGTCGACCGGACGGCCGCTACCACGCGGTCGCGAAGGTCTGGGTCCCGACGGACGATCGCCCGATCGACCTGACCGACGTCATGCAGTTCATCCGGGACAAGGCCAGGGAGCTCAACCTCGAGGCGGTCAGCTACGACCCGCGGTTTTTCGACGTACCGGCCAAGATGCTGGCCGACGAGGGCTACCCGATGTTCGAGGTGCCGCAGTCCGTCGAGCGGATGAGCGCCGCCTACGGCTCGCTCTACGAGGCCCTCAATCGGCGCCAGGTCACCCACGAGGCGGACCCGATCCTGGCCTCGCACGTCCTGTCCGCGGTGCCCCGGTTCTCGGAGCGCGGGTTCATGCTGGACAAGGGCAAGTCGCGGGCCAAGATCGATGCCTGCGTGGCGCTCGCGATGGCATACGACCAGGCGCTGCGACACGATGCCGACGAGCCGTCGGTCTACGGCGAGCGCGCAATGCGTGCCGTATGAAGCGCCCGAACCTCGACCCCAACACCGTCATCGCCCTGGTGGGCCTCGTCGCCCTGGCCGTCGGCCTGTGCATCGGGCTGCCGCCAGTCGCCCTCATCGGTCCCGGTGCCGCGTTCGCGGTGTCCGGCTCACTCCTCATGATCTACGCGGTCCTGCCGGATCGCTCCGGAGGGACCCCCCAGTGAAGACCCTCATCGCGCCGCGCGCTCTCAAGGGCATCGACCAGGTGGCGATGGCCGCCGACCGGTACTACGGATCGAGCTGGGCCGGCCCCGGCTGGCAGCGGACCATCACGCCCGACATCGGCCTCTCGGTGATGACCGCCTACCAGTGCGTCCGGATCCTCGCGAATGCCTATGCCTCGATCCCGACCATCCTGTATCGACGCCTGCCTGGCGGCGGCAAGGAGCGGGCTGCCGACCATCCGCTGTACCGGACGTTCGCCATCCAGGCCAACCCCGACATGTCGGCCTTCGACTGGAAGAACCTGGCGAAGAGCCACATCGAGACGTGGGGTAACCACGTGTCGGAGATCGTCCGCAACGGCCTGGGCGAGGTCGAGTTGTGGCCGATCCGTCCCGATCGCATCGAGATCTACTGGGGCCCGGGCGGGCGCAAGGCCTACGACTACCTGTCGCCGACCGGGCCGAAGGTCACGCTCGACCCCGACCGGGTCCTGCACCTGAAGGCTCTGACGACGGATGGGCTCGTCGGCCTGCCGCCGATCACCCAGATGCGCCGCGCGATCGCGCTCTACCGGAAGGCCGAGCAGTACGGCGAGTCGGTCTTCGACAACGGCGCGCGGCCGGCTGTCGTGATGAAGCACCCCAAGACCCTGTCCGATCCGGCCGTCATCCGCCTCGGCGCGCAGATGGATGCGCTCCGCGGATCGGGCAACGCCGGCAAGACGGTCATCCTCGAGGAAGGTCTGGACGTCCACGAGATCGGCTTCCCGCCCGAGGACGCCCAGTTCATGGAGACCAGGCTGTTCCAGAAGCGCGAGCTCGCCGCCGGCTACGGCGTCCCCAAGGGTCTGCTGAACGATCCGGACGAGGATGCCGACATCGACAAGGACCTGCGTCAGCTGATCACGGTCACGATGCTCCCGGCGTTCGAGTCGTTCGAGCAGTCGGCCCAGCTCCAGGTCATCCGCGACCGGGACTACTTCGTCGAGTTCCTGGCCGATGCCTACCTCCGCGGCGATCCCAAGGCGCGGGCCGATGCGTATGCCGTCCAGTGGGAGCACGGTGCCCTGAGCGGCGACGAGTGGCGAGCCCGGGAGAACCAGGACCCGCTGCCCGATGGCATCGGGCAGACCTACTACCGACCGGCCAACTGGGTCCCGCTCGGCCAGCAGGACGAGTCTCCTCCGGCCGTGGGTGGTGACGCATCGACCGACACGCAGTTCGGCCAAGGCGCGGCGCTGGTCGATCAGGTCACCCGAGCCAAGGTCGCGTGGGTGCAGTTCGACTGCCCCGACTGCGGGAAGATCGTCAACCGGAACATCCCTGACATCCCCGGCACGGTCGGTCAGTGCAAGTCGTGTCGGGCTGAGAAGACGTACCGCGAGGCTGAGGTCGCTGCGTGACCGTCGACGCTGTCGGTTGCGAAAGCCACTTCATCGACCACCTGGCCCCGGTCTGGACCGCGCTGCCGGAGCGGGCGCGGGGCGTGTTCCACATCGGACACCCGCCGGGACACCCTGACCCGATCGCTGCGCAGGCCGCACTCATGGAACGGGCCTCGGCGTACGGGATACAGCCGCAAGCGATTGAGTTGGACGGCATGCGTGCCGACGACTCTCGCGACATCCGCGTCCACGACGGTATCCCGACCCTCGTCGCGAGCATCGGGGATATCAAGGTTGCGCGTCGCCTTGGCCGTGGACCGTTCGCATTCCTAGAGCACGGCGCGGGACAGGCCTACCAGTCGCGCAATCCGACGATGGCGTCCTATGCCGGGGGTCCAGGGCGGGAGGACAACGAGCTGTTCCTGTGCCCTAACCACTACAGCGGCGACCTCTGGCGGAAGGCATACCCGGACGCCCGCGTTGAGGTCGTCGGGTCCCCTCGCCTTGACGGCCTCCCGCAGCGCGCCATCACCCCGGCTCGGAAGCCGGTCGTAGCGATCAGCTTCCACGGCGAATGGCCAGGCGCCACCGTGCCGTACTCCGGGAACGCCGTCACGGACTTCCTGCCGGCGTTGCCCGAACTCGCTCGCCGGTTCACGGTCATCGGCCACGCGCACCCCGGCAAGGGCTGGGGCGAGCGGATGGGCCGGATCTTCAAGCAGCACGGCATCCCGTTCGTCGCGGACTTCGCGGACGTGTGCCGTCAGGCCGACGTCTACGTCTGCGACAACTCATCGACCATCTTCGAGTTCGCGTCCACCGGCCGCCCGGTCGTTCTTATGAACGCCCGCCACTGGCACCGCGGCGGCGGCCCGGGCCTGCGCTTCTGGGACGCGGCACACGTCGGCCCGAACGCCGATGGCGCAGACCAGCTCATCCCTGCGATCGAGCGGGCGCTGGAGCATCGCCTCGACGACATCGCTGCCCGCGAGGACGCCCTGGAGTTCGTGTACGCCTACCGCTACGGAGCAGCCACGCGAGCGGCCACGGCGGTCATGTCGTGGATCGACTCACGTCAGGCGGTAGCGGCGTGAACATCACGGTCGTCGTCCCGTCGCGTGGTCGCCCCGCTCAGGCCCGCAGGACGATCCAGGCCATCCGCGCCACGGCGGTCCGCCCGTCCACGAGCATCGTCCTTGCGGTAGACGCGAACGACCCGAAGCTCCCCGCGTACCAGGCGATGGTCCGCGACCTCCCGCGGCCGCTGTTCGGTTGGGACCAGCCGAATCTTGTCATCCTCGAACCATCCGAGACCGGGGATCTCGTCAAGGCGACGAACACCGTGTCAATGCGGATCGCCGAGGCGGACCCCGATTGCATCATCGGCAACCTCGGCGACGACCACCGACCCCGAACGGAAGCGTGGGACCGGCGCATCGTCGAAGCCCTCGCCGACCCGGGCATCGCGTACGGCGACGACCTGTTCCAGAAGCACGAACTCCCGACCGCGCCGTTCATCTCGGCGTCCATCGTCCTGGCCCTCGGCTGGTACGCCCTGCCGACCTGCCGTCACCTCTTTATCGACAACGCGTGGAAAGACATCGGCACCCTGACCGGCCGGCTGCACTACCTCCCGGACGTGGTCATCGAGCACCTGCACCCACTCGCCGGGAAGGCCCAGTGGGACGAGGGATACGAGCGAGCCAACCGCCGTTCCACCATCGAAGAGGACGGCGCGGCGTACCACTACTGGCGCGAGCACTACATGGCCGCGGACGTCGCTGCGGTGCAGTCGTTGGCGGTAGCGGCGTGAACGTCCTCACGATCGGCACCTTCGATGGTCTCCACGTCGGGCATCTCGAACTGCTCAAGCACTGCCGCT